GCCTGGCGGGCGTTCCACTTGAAATGCTTGATGAAGCCGTCGACACGGCCCTGGTGGTTCGTCAGGATGTAGACTTCCCCCGGACCCGTCGAGCGGTAGCCGATGCCGGGCGGGCAGTTGCTCGGCCCCGTCTCCAGCTCCTCGGTAAACATGCCCATGTTCCCGAAGGCGCCGAGGCACATCATGTTCTGGTTGTTCCAGCCTACGAAGTTGCTCTCCCAGCGGTAGCGCTCCTCCCACACCGCGGTGGTAAGTGCCTCGAAGTATTCCTTCACCCGGCGCTGCCGCATCAGGCTTTTGTCGTTGGCCCGGTAGACGGACCACAGCATCTCGTCCGGCGTCAGAAGGCCGGAGGCAATCGCCATGAAGCGCTGGCACGCGATCGAGCCGGCGGTGTCGAGCTGGTACTGCGTCCACTTCAGCCCGGGGCTGCGGACGTTGCCGAACGAAAACGTGTTGCGGTATTCCGGCAAACAGACGGCAGCACTCTCCTCCCACTGGCTCTCGAACTGCGACCGCTCGGCGATCTTCTGCGCGAGCAGTTCGAGGTAGTAGCGGACCTTACCCCGATCGTCGCCGGGGTCGCCGGTATAGCGGTCGTACGCCATTTAGCGGGCGGGCGGCTTAGGGATCGGGGCGTACCGCGCGGTGATGCGCTCCATCCCCTGCTCGATGGCTCCCGCGGCGGCGCGTAGAGCTGCTGCAACGGCTGCAACATCCTCATACTCGTCGTCGATGACGGCGATCACGCTAAGCGCGGCTTTCCGATCCTCCACATAAATCTGGTTCGGGATGGAGGAGAGGTCGGTGCGCTGAGAGAGGTGGACCCGTACCATATCGGCTGCCTTCCTGTTGGGGTGTTGCAGGTATCCCACAATGTGGCTCGTATGTCAATACTCAGGACGCCCAGTCCACGGGTTTATGCGTGGGCTTCCAGACGACCGCGTGCGGGCTCCTTGGCCGGCGACGCGCATAGCCGTGGTGCCGACTGGCATCGCCTTGCCGTGGCGCTTGTCCATGAGGCCCTTGAACAAGGCCGAGATCAGATCGTCGTTCTGCTTGACGAGGAGCCCGTCCTTGCGGTGGTACATGCGCAGCTCGCCGAACAGGTCTTCGAGGCTGGCGTCGATGCGGACGCCCCCTGGCCCAGCACCCTTCTCGAACCGCTGCTGCAGCTCCAGCACCGCGGCCTCGGTCGAGTAGCCACCCTTCGGGTAGTGCGCGTGCGACGGCAGGCAGCGCAGCCCATAGGTGCGCGTGTCCGATAGCCGGTACTGCTCGATCAGTTGCTTACCAGAGCCGGCTTCCCGCTTGGCGCCGTCGTGCGGCCAGGCCACCGGCACCTCGCCGCCACCGAGCGCGCGGATCGCCGTGCAGTGGATCAGGGGTGTGGCATCTGAGGCACGGTAGGTCTTCAGCACATACACGATGTCGTCGTCTCGGTCCCACGCGATCATGACGTAGGCGAACGGGTGCGAGATGCCGAAGTCGAGGCAGCCGAGCTTCGACCACTGGACCGGGACGTCGGCCCGGCTCCAGCGGATCGCCTGCTCGTCGAACACGAAGACGCGGCCGGACCCGAGCAGCGGCACGCCGTTCATGCGGGCGTCCCACTCGTGCCGCGGGTACTTCGCGAGGAGCGATTTCTGCATCTCCTCGCTCATGTGGAGAGCGTCCTTGATGCCCATCGTGAGATGGCCGCGCATCGCCACGGCATCCGGGTCTTCCGTGCTCTCCGGCATCAGGAACCGGGTGACGACATCGGACATGCCCTGCAACGGGGTGAACGTCATGTAGGACATGCCATGCGTCGCGGACCAGCGCGCGTTGCCCTCCACGTAGACGTCCATCGGGGGCTCCTCGTCCCACCACACGAAGTCGAGCGTGCGGCCTTGGAACTTCTTTCTCCCCTGCTCGTACGACTTGAACTGGAGTGTGCTTATGCCGCCGGAGACGTGACGAACTTGGACGGTATCGTAGGCGTCGGCCACGGCACCTCGTGCAAGTGTGGGTTTATCAGCGAACAAGTGCCGGGGTATGAGCCCAGCGCCAAAGGCTTCATCAACCCCAGGCTCTCCGCAAAGCAACGTCTGAGCAACGTCTCGTGTGACCGTTGTACTTTCTCCCGCAGCCCAGGCTTTAACTGCTCGATCCCAGCGTCGTCCAGTCCACCAGTCAGGGTAAAGCCCTGTAAGATGGTACGCACACTCACCCGCGCCTGCATATGACTTCCCCATCTGGTTGCCGGCGAACAACATGCGCTCCTGCTTCGACGCTCCAAGTGCGTAGAAATCCCGCTGCACTGGGTATGGATCGAAGAAGTCGAGCTTGTTGTACTGCCGGTGTGATGCCAACAGTTCGAGCGTTTGTACTAGCTCGTCGTCGTTCAGCTCGGCGAGCTTATCGACGTCCAGCATCACAAGAAACCTTTTAACGGATCGGGGGCGACTTCTACGAACTCAGCGTCGGTAACAATGGGAACCTGTTTGGACAGGCGGGCGCCGAGGAGCTTCTCCGCGTCGAGGCCGAGTGTGTTCGCCAGGCGACGGACGCGTGCGATCGTCTCGGGGCTGTCGACGATGTGCTCCACGGTCTTCTTGACCTCGCTGACGGAATGCAGCCCCATGCGGTCGAAGATCATGCCGGCGGCCTTCAAAGCGTCGGCGCCCTTGGTCTGCGGGTTGTCCATCACCTCGATCACGCGCTCGGACGCGCGGACCAGGGCGGAGCCGAGGTTGTGCCGGGCCTGCCGCAAGGCTTCCTCTTGGATCGCCTCCTGTATCTTGGGGTCGTGCTCCAGCCGGTGGGCCGTCACGCGTAGGGAGCCCTGGCTCTCAGCGCTGTAGCCGGCCAGCTCGGCGGCCTTGGTGAGGTTCGCCTTGGACTGCATCACGCGGATCAGGACGTACTTGCGCTGCAGCTCGGTCGTGAGCCTGCGCATTGCCGGCCCGAAGTCCGTGTTGCCGTTGCACAGCGCCTCGATCGGCACCAGTTCCTTGCCTTGCACCTTCCACCTCCTGCGGACGCCCGTACGCTGCCGTCAGCGCGGGCGTGTGGCTAAATTATCACATGAGCTATCTTCGTTATCAAGAGCTAATTTGGGGGCTCGGGCTGTTTTCGGGGTCGGGCTCCATTTCAATACCGAGGGTTTCTGCGGGGGTGGGGAGGGGTCTGGACATAATGTAACAGGGGGATTTGTCAATCGGCCGTGTGCTTTAGGGGGATATACTAGACCCCCTCGACCGCGCGACACCTAAACCACCCGATGATACCCCCGGTCTCTATGCAACACTGTGTTGCCTACACGCAACAGATGGTGGCATGGGGCGAGAGGTGTGCCATATATAGCACAGTGTTGCATCTAGGCATCAATAGGATAGCTTATGCTCGCACTGAGCATATGGGCCGTTAGTGCGGTGTGATGTGATGATAGATCACATCTACAATCTAGCGCGCCACCACATACACGCGCATGCGTGCTATCCTACACAGTGAAAGGCAAGCCATGCGCACGACGCATAGCAGCCTATCACAAACAGCATTTGTACATCGGAGCGCATGCGGCTATGTTCAGCATCGTTGAAACGGAGAACATCACATGAGCATGCGAACAAACTTCGGCTGCATCAACGGCGAACGCTTCGAGCGCACGACAACAGAGCGAGGAGGCACGCGACACTTTATTGATGGCAGGCCGGTAAAGCGCGACGTATGGCAACAGCGTATGGCCAAGGCGCGCGCCGACGAAGCGGCCAACGCGCGCGCCGTATTCGCCGAACAGGGCATTGCCCTGTCAACGGAGGATTGATCCTCCTCCGCGATTGCCATCGTGGCAGAGCTTAGGGGAGACCCGCTGCCATGACCATGACGGGCCACTAAGGAGTTTGACCGATGGAATTGAAAACAAAGCGCGGCTTATTGACCACGTATGGCCTAGCCTGCGGGTATGCTGAAAGCCGCGAAGTAGGCAGCGATTGCTCAATCCGCCTTTGGCAGGAACATGGCGTCTATCATGTTCGCATGCACCATAAATATAACGGGCGAATATTCTGGGACAGCTTTGCTACCCTTGGGGAAGCGCGTAAACGCTACCGCGATGCTTTGCCGATACCTGGAAGACTGCCATGACCATGAGACGAGGCGCAACCTGCAACGCTACCAAAACGGTGCTTGGGTGTGGAATGACGCCGACGGGCGCGTGACCGGGAGGATTGATCCAATGTCATATCTCAGACACTGCAACCGGGTGAAGCAATCGAGCGATGCCGCATGGCGCGTTCAATGGCGCAGCACGCGAGGCACGATCTACCTTGCACCCTACGGCGACGAAACGAGCGGGTATCACGCCACCATCTATTATCCGCGCCATAGCAAGCTCGGCGAGCTTCTTACCCGCAATGCCGAGGGCGAGCGCAAGTTCATTGCCGACGCGATCGAGGAGCGCTGCGGCGTGCGGCCAACGGCTTGGATCGGCCGGTAGGAGATTTATGGGAGGGGTTGCACGCAGCATCCTACGCAACCCCTCACATAATTTTCCTATTGACAACCTCCGCGACAGTGTGCTATAGCTTGAGCGTTGCTTAGGCAAAGTCGCTTCGCATGCCCCTCCAGGGTATTGCGGGCCACGACGACAGCCTTTGCAACGTCTAAGCTAACCCCACACAGTCGAAAGGCTTAGAGATGATAGATAAAACCCTTATAGAACGGCTGACAAGGCAAGAGTTGGCCAAGCTCAGCCCGCACGAAACGCTGAGCACGGCTGAGCTTGGCAACCGCATTTGCGACGGCATGGGCACACCAGCCCATGAGCGGCAATTCCGCTCGGCGGTGTTTGCCCACCTAGACAAGCTAGGCGCGCACGCTCGCGAGCTTTGCGAGCTTATCCCAACGGAGGCGGTTAAGGGCTTCAACCGCGGCCGCACGATCAATCGCCGCGTCTGGCACCATATCGAAAGCGCTGCGATGCCAGACCGGCCGCACACGCAATCGAGCGGCGCCGCAAGCCAAGGTGCCTCGATAATATCTCGAATTGACGCAATCGAGGCTTGGATTGCCGCACGCGACCCGCTATATAGAGTTCTGTAACGCGCCGCACGCGCACCCGTGCGAACCATCGTAGGAGCATCCCACAATGCAACAGCCGTTTAATGTCGCTTTCAATGTCGCGGTGAACCATATCGCGAGCAAACTGTTTCCCTGCGGCTTCGATGTCGCACCAGACGCGATTGATGCTGATTTGCCGGGTATCACCGCGCAATTCGCCAATGGCCGCGCGGTTGTTTCGAGCTTATTCAGCGACAACACCATTTTTGCGTGCCCCGAGACAAACTACGCGTTTCGAGCGTGGCATGATTGGTGCCACGTCAAAGGGCAACACCCGTTTACGCTCGAAGGCGAGGCCGCGGTTGCGCGTATGCAAATCGAGCATATCCGCGCGCTATATGGCGAAGGCGATTTCCTAGACAAGGCCGCAGCGCTCATCCGGGCGGAGGTAATAGGCCAAGCCGCATACAAGGCCGCAACGGGCGATTTCCCGGTTGACCAGCGTGCCTTTGTGCGCGAAATGCTGCGCTGGAATTTACCCGCCGACACCGGCGCCTATCTCGCCGCTGGTGCGGTCGCGTCCGGCATCGCGTGCGAATAGCCTAGATCATACCGCAGTGCCCCGCCGTGCGCGGGGCATCACGGTGCGATCTACGCGCCAACATAGGAGAGAGTGTGGAACAATGTTCAATAGAGACCAGCCGCAGCTATCAAAGCTCGGGCGCAGCGGGCCTGACGGCTTCGAGCGGATATGCACCTTCGTGCTCCTCACGATCCGCCAGCCCTTGCGCATCGCGTGCATGGATTACAAGCTGGTGCGCGATGGCGACACCTCGCCGCTATTCGGATCGAAGCACGCTGGCCTAGCCTACGTGCAAGCGCACGCAAGCGAGCTTCTTGACGAGTGCGAGGAATGCTTCGAGCTTCTTGACGATGAAGACGCCGAGAACGCAATCCTACACGTTCTCATGCGCATACCCGGCATCGGGCCCGCGAAAGCTGGCTTTATCTGTCAAATGCTCTATGGATTGTCGGGTTGTATCGACACTCACAATCTAACCCGCTTCGGATTGCCTGAAAGGCACTTCCGATGCGACACCAAATTCGCCGCATCGCGCCGCGGAACGATCGTGCGCGACTACAATGCTTTCTGCCGAAAAGTAGGAGGCACCGAAGCCCTATGGAACGGCTGGTGCGACTACCTCGCCGCACGCGACCCCTTAAACTACCCAACAGGCGACCGCGTGTCAGAGCTTCACCTTTGCCCTTTGGAGTGCTGAAACATGGAATGGTTGACGAATAGTCCCAAGGTGGCCGCGGTACTGCGGCGCGCTGACCGCGAATATGACCAAGCCGTGGCGCGCGCTGGGCTGCAGAAACTAAATGCCAAAATCGCGGCGATCCGAGAGGCAAAGGCGCGCCGCTTGGCTATGTATGACATGGCGCGCGAGTTGGAGTGCTGAACAATGGCAACTTGGCACCAAGCTCGCCGCGGGCCCGTACAAAGGCACGCGACGCAGTGGAGCATAGTCGATGATCCACCGGGCAATCCGTCTGGTGTCTACCTCGAAACGTCGCTGAAGCGGGCGCAAGAGCGGCTTGCCATATGGCGCACTAACGGCCGCGACACGCAATTTTGCTTCATTCTCCCGCCGAAGGGAACATGCGCAATGAATTAACCATCGACTAGGGTTTACCGCGCGCCTAGCTGGCGACAACAATAACAAGCCAGCTAGTTGCGGTGCATCTTAGCAACATGGTGTTGCTTGTGTACCATAGGAGTGTGGCTTAGATGAAACATATTCGGGATGCTTTCTCCCGCAACGTGCAAATGCTGCAAGGTTGGCAGGTGCAGCACCGATCAGCCGTCTTAAATGCTCCTCTCACGTATCCCAACCCTTCGTTGGAGGCGAGCATGGTGCGCGCGATAGGTGCATGGTGTGACTACGCGATTGCGCATGCCGCTGCCTATGAAAGACAAATCGGGCAGGACTACGTGCTAGGGGTCGCATGGGCACGTTGGGGCTTCGCTCTGCGGGAGCTTTTGAACGGCGATCTAGGCCGGCTCGACGGCGGCACACTCGACGCCATCATTCATGACAACCTGGCAGAGCAGGGCTTCGACCCTGACATGGGGGCGCCGTCATGAGCCGCAGTCTCAACCGGGCGCCCATCCTGCGCGGCGCCCCGCCGGTTCGCAACGGCCGAGTTGCGTTCGTCCACGGGAGACGGGTGCAGGCAGACGTGCGCACAAGCTGGCATTTCGTCCAGCCCCGCGCCGTGCGCGTCGTCACGGAGGGGCTTGCAGAGACCCGCGCACGCGATGTCGCACGCCGAGGCGGCGACTACGAGGCGGAGCTTGCCCGCATGCTCGCGCTTGTCAATCAACCGATAGAGGTGCTGTTCCAATGACAACAACATGGAAACCAGTTTGCTTTACGCCGGGAGAGGATAAGACCGAGCGTTTAGCCGTGCCAGGTGGCTGGCTTTATCGGGTGATCTCGTTCGATGGCACCAGCAACGAGCGCTCCAGCCCCGTTACGATGGCGTTCGTTCCGATAACTTCATTTACGACGGACGCAGATTACAAGGAATGGAAGGCCGCGCTCTAGGCCGGCGCAACTCGCCAGGTGACGCCGTGCTCGTCCACTTCGTACAGGTGGGCGAGTGCGGCGTTGCCGTCTCTGGCAGCCCGGTCGAGCTTGCGCGCGAGCGTGGCGCACCGGGCTTGCCAATCCTCCGGATCCATGTTCTCGCGCGGGTGCAATTCCATGATGACCGCTTCGGCACGCACCGGACGCCCCAGCTTCGAGACCGCGGCGCCGATTGCGCTCCGCGCGTCGTCCTTCTCCCACGCCATTTTGCCTGTCAGCAGCGCGAAACCCTCTCGGCTCGTGCGCAGCGGCACCGGCACCCCGTTGCGATACTCGATCGCGTAATAGAGGCTATGGCCGCCCACGCCGTCCTTCATGCGCTCGACGCGCCATTCGAGGGCCACCTGATTGGTGTCTGTGGG